TTGAAAAAGGAATTGATTTAAGAGTTGTTCAGGAGATAATGGCTCATAGCTCAATTGTTACAACGCAAAGATATATGCACCCCACACCAAAGCGAAAACTTGAAGCAATTCAAATTCTTAATTCATATAGCTAGTATTTTGTTCAAATTAAAAATTACCCACAATTTACCCATGAAAAAAGGGTTCATTTTCTGAACCCTCTAAACTTGCTCCAGACCAGACTTGAACTGGTACGAGGTTTGACCCTCATTGGATTTTAAGTCCAATATATTGACTTAAAAAATATTGGAAAAACAAATAAAATCAAGAGTTTTAACAATTTGAATAAAATACTAATTATATGAATGGTTATATTAATTACCCATATTTTACCCACAGATTTTAACATAAAAATTCTGAGAATTTTCTGAGAATAATTTTAAAGGAGGAAAAATGATATTACGAGTAATATTAATTCTTTTGTTTATTTGGTATTTGGTAAATTTGGAATTAGGAAAAGCTGTTATGGCTTATGTTTTAATAACTTTAACACAAAACCCCGTCTAAAAAGACGGGGTTAAAAACAAAAAAGCGACAGCACCACCGAAGCAATGAGTCGCTTAATAACCTTATTATATACTACCATTAAAACGTCTTAAACCTTCAAAAACAATTCCTTTTCCGCTTCCCTACGGTTTACAAGCCCAGGCAAAACTTTTTTTCCTGCGTAAATCCATCGGTCGAATTGCGCGGCAGCTTCCTTGTATTTCCCTTGGTTTAAAAGCTTTAGCAAGGTTGAATTTTGAAAAGCTCCGTAGCCCACATTATATTCAAAGCTTACAAGTGCATCAAACTGGTTTTGATTTAAATGTACCTTAACAAGTTTTGAAACATTGTTGCAATGAATAATTAAATCCTGCTTTAAAAGCGTTTCAGCTTCTTCTTGTGTGATAACATCATCTACAAATACTTTATTTGTATGTCCGTACCCTATTGTCCAAACACCTGCAGGGCACTTGTAAGCTTTAAGAGAGCATCCTTCAAATTTTTTAATTAAATTGATTCCGTTTTTTGATATTTCCATTATCTGCTCCTAATTTCCTTTAAAATTAAGTTATATTTGTTGTCTAAATTTTGCAAAATAGTTTTATCCTGATTATCTGAATATTCTTTAAGCTTTACGTGCATCTCAGCCATTTCAAGCTTTAAATTCGCAAGGTCTAATTTAGTTGCAAAATAGTTAGATTGTATCATCATCCCAAATGCCATAATGGCACTTATGGTTGCTATAAAAACAACCATTTCTTTGTTAAAAAATCTATCCATTACTCTTTATTCCAATCCTCATCGTAAATTTTATTCAAATCAATCTTTTTCTTGCCTGTTAAAAACCAATTAATATTAAATGCTACACCGACTCTGTAACCATATTGTATATATTTAGGAGTGACAGGACAGTCTGCACTTTTTAGCATTCTATAAAATAAATTATTTATAACGTGTCCAGAAACATCTATAACTTTTAGATATTTAGCTGGTATATTTTCACATATCCATCTGCCTTTAGATTGTCGTAAATATCCTTTAAATCTAAGCTGCGCTATGCTTAATTTAACTTGCACAATTTGATGATATTTGCAGCCTATATCATGTCCATGGCTACATCTAATATCCCAATTGTTAGATTTAATCCAAGTATAATTATCAGTTTGAAAATTTCTCCAAGCAAGATATATTGAACCGTCATCATCCAGATAAAGCTCGTTATCTGTGAGTTTATACATACCTTTTTTAGGCAGCTGGTCTGTGCGCGCCGGTGCTGTTAAAAATATTCCCATTTTCACAATCCTTTTTAATTATTTACAATTTATAAGCTGTATTTAGCTTGTATTAAGGGTTTAATTTTCATTTTCCGTATCCTCTGTAACAAGCTCCTTTGGTTCTTCCTTCAAGGGCTCTTCCCCGTTCGCTATTTTAAACATATTGTCAATCTGTTCAGGTGTGATGCCTAATTCTGCCCCCATAATATCAAGCAACGGGTTATCACGTTTTAAGTTTTCACATAAATCCCATTCAGCCTGGGCATCTTCATTGGTTGCAATTAAATCTTTAAGTTGTTGATAAGATATTCCAAGTTCTTTTAATTGCAGCCATAATACACGCTTTGTCATTGTAAGGTTATTGAGGCGTTCGCGCTCTTTTTGTGCTTGTTCTTGCTCATAATCAGGGTTAATAATAACTTCACCATCTTGCATAATCTCATTAGGCTCAAGAGCATAAAGTGCAGTGCCTGTTTCTTCAATTCTTAAACCCTGATTGTGATTATAATCAACAATAAAATCATTTTTTTGTTTTTTTGTAAAAGGTTTATTTAACTTATAACTCATTAATATACTCTCCTTCCGCTAAATACCCTTTCGCAGTCCAAGTAAAAGGGTAAGGATAAAATGTATTTTCGTTAGCTGCTACAACTCCAAACTTATCTATACTGTATTTTCCTGTTAAACGAGCAGTCAGTGCTTTACCATTACTTTCACCCTGGACTACTAACTGAACGTTATAGCTTGTATCTGCAAATTTTTTCAATAGCACAACGGTATCCGTAGCACTATAATTTGTAGAAGCTATGCCTCTTCCCCACTGTACGCCATAACTATTGGACCAGATTATATATCCAGATGTACCGTTTACGTAGGTTTTTATTATATGGGGCTGACTTTGTATATTTGCAATTTGTTCCTGTATTCTTCCGGCATTAATCAAATTTGGATTTTGCACGGTTTCGCCAACATAGATGTAGAGTTTTAATTCTGAAGAATCTGTAACAGCTCCAGATTTTACAGGGTCTGTAGAAAGCCCAATCAGCCTATTGGGAACCCCTTGATTAGAAGTAGCCAATTGCGGTAAAATTCCAACTGCTGGGTTCAATTCAGACTGAGCTATTGTATTCGTATTTGTACAATATAGTCCAAATTCATTCAAACTATCAGAGGTATAAATCAGTGGGTGTTTATTCCCCACAACTGCACTTCCACTTGCCAATTTAGATTTTAAGATGGTTCTAAATGTCTCATTATCTTGGTTTACTACAAAATCATAATCGGTTATATCGGAATCGGTGCTATTTTTAACACTCCATCCCCTTTTTACATATGTCCAGCCATCAATTGTAACCGATTGCCCTACCTCTATTTCTGGATTCAGCTCAATCAATAAAGCGTTATATACAGATGGATAAAGTCCTTTTGGATAGTAGCCTTCACTGGTGAGTAGCCATGAGGAATTATATGGAGCTTTTTCAAAGTATTTGGGTTCCAGCAATACAAATGGGTTATTGAGTTCATATTTATTTACAATGTTAACCTCTTCTTCTGCCCCAGTAGCAATAACGATAAAATATGGGTATTGTATAGCTTCTTCTTGAATATTATCAAAATTATCTCTGTAAAGAGAGCTTACAGTGGATGGATTAAAATAGGTGATATTTTGCCCTTCTATGTTGTTATCTACATTTGAAGGTCCCGCAAAAGTATTATTATTAGAAGAAAATGGACCTGTACAGCTTGTAGCATTATTGGCAGTATAACCATTAAACTGTCCAGGGGTATTCGGTATGCCAGCATCAACGATATCCCCAATATTCGCTAAAGTTAAACACCCTTGCACTTTAGTTACACGTGGCAGTTGAATATATCCCTCATCTTCGTTGATAAAAATTTTACCGCATTGCCCTTCAATGCTTCTTGCACTAATAGCATCCCAGGCTTCTTGAGATGGGGCAGCAAGTGAAGGATAAAGTAATGCCGCTTGTTTTAATTTATTGAGGATACCTTTCGTATTGGCATTTATGGGAAGCTTTGACCCATTCAAATTTCTTTTCAAACCTTTTGTTTCATCTACAGGTACTATGGATTGACCGATAAAACCGATTGGAAGACCAGAGCCAGAGCCGCCTGCACTCCATACTTCCCAATTCGTTGTATCTTCTGTTGGCTTATTTCCGACATTTTCATCTGTCAGGGATTTGTAAACAGTCCCATCAACCTGACAAAAAGAGTTGGTATAGTAGGTAGTTTCAGAATCCCATTCGGGAAGACCTTGCTGAAAAAGGTATGCAAGCTGCTGGGATATATTCTTTAATACCCCATTTGTTTCCTGTAATGTTGGGTAATTTCTGTTTGATATAACAGCACCCCTCCAACCTTCCTCGTAAGCAGGAAGTGCTTGAATTTGTGCAATATCTGAAGTCAAAACTTTAGAACCAGTTAATGCAGAACCAAATTGCCCAATATCATCTTCTGCTGCATTTGAAGCAAAAATTTTTGCCAGTATTCTTGGTAGCTTAGGCATCTTCTATAATCTCCTGTAATTGAATATTTACTGTAGGCGGGCAGGGCAAAACATTTTTAGCCTTTGCCACCTCCATAATCACGTTTAATTCAGACGGATAATAATAA